CTACCTTGAAAATTATCCATTAATACATCAGAAACCATAGTTTGAAACTGTGTTAACATAGAACCATCCCATTCACCATAATCACCATCTCCACAATTATTTGAAAATTTTCTAGATATATTCATGATTTTATGCCATTCCTCAAAAGGATTAATTCCTATCATAATACCATTTTCCCATCTATCATCATGTAATTTATCTATTAAATCCAAAAATAATTCTCTACCTACACATGTTAAGCTTAAAGGTGACATCTTAAAACAACGTGGTTTGTCAACTTTTCTAATATCCCTCAACTCATCTTTTAAAGTTTCTTTATACACTATATTTGACACATCAACTGCACCATCTTTAACTTGTTTCTTTAAATTGGAAATAATCTTACCAAAATCTTCTTTGTACATACCATTTTCATAATCCAAATACTTATCTTTACCACCATCAAACCCGAAACCACCACTAGACTTCTTATTAATTTTATTTCCTTTTACTGTTCCTAAAACAACTTCTTTTTCTGAAACTTTATTATATTTAGGTATAATGTGCTTAATATATTTCTTTGCAAAGTCTAAGGCTTCAGTGTCAACGTTTTGCACGTGTTTATATGATTTTCTTGCCATATCTTTAATAATATTAGGTTGTTCCATGTTAACTGGCAATCTAGTAAATGGAAAAACACCTACAACATCTGATGGTACCAATTTAGATTTTTTAGGTACACTAACTGACCAATTTTCTGCATTTTTACATTTATTGATTGAACAATTTTCAAATTTATTTTCATCATCTGAAATATCTACTTTATATCTAATTCCGTTGTTTTGTTTCATAACTTCAGTTATTTTATTAATAACTTCCTTGGACCAAATCCTAGAAAAACCATTTTCAACATTACCTGCCACATGAAATCCTACTATTTTTCCTTTATCATTAGTAACTAGTGAACCACATGCTCCTGCTACAGAAAATTCATAACAAATAGAATTTTTATCATTTATCAACAATTTATTCTTTTTATATGTTGGTATAGTAAAAGAATACTTCGAT